AAGTCTATATGTCCAACAACCTTCCTGAAGTAGGTAACGGTCCAACCTCTACCACATCTACAGGTTCTTCACACTACGGTGTGTTGGTTGCAGGTCATGCTACTGCTGCAGCAACTGCTGAGCAGATCAACAAGACTGAGACTTACCGTGATCCAGATTCATTTGCAGATATCGTTCGTGGTATGCATCTATATGGACGCAAGATTCTTCGTCCTGAGGCGCTCGTGAACGCAATCTACACATCTGGTCTATAAGGGAGGAATGAGATATGGCACTTGGTGATAATACTCTTGCTTCTGCTCGTGGCGTTTCGCAGCGTGGTCGCAACCCTTATATGGTTCAAACTACCTTAAACTGGGCTACAGCTTTGTCTGACAAAGGTTCTGCTCTTGCAGCTTCCGATGTCATTCCTGTAATTGCTGTACCTAAAGGTACTATGGTCCTGAACGCAGGTATTGAAGTTGATACTGCTACCGATGGCTCTACTTTCACAGTAGACTTGGGTATGGTTGATGCTGACGTATTTGTTGATGGTTTCGATGCTACATCTGCAGCAGCAGTAGTCGCACAGAACCCTGCAGCATACCAGCCCGTAATGGCTGTTGCTGATGACAACATTGATGTAACAATTGCTACCCTTTCAGGTGGCGCTGTTTCATCAGGTAAGTTCCGTGTATGGGCAGTCCTTATGGATTGTACAGACATGGGTGACATGGCTGCTAATGAAGTAGATCGTGACACACTTGCATAAGTAAAACTTTAGGGGCTGCTTTCGGGTGGCCCCTTACGTACATCCAACAGAGATTCTTATGGCTACTTTTATCAACCTGACAAATGAGCTTTTACGTAGACTTAACGAGGTTCAGATTACTGAGTCTGAGTTTACTGCAGTTAAAAACGTACAAGCCCTTGCCAAGGATGCTATCAACTCATCTATTAGGCAAATGTTACAGGATGCTCAAGAGTGGCCTTTTGCGTTGACAACAACAACGCAGACACTAACTGCAGGTACAGGTACATATGACTTTCCTGCAGACTATTCCAAAGCAGATTGGGATACCTTTTATGTTAGGCAGCTTACTAGCGAAAGCAACACACCTAAGAAACTAAAGCTACTTACTTTCGATCAGTATATTACATCGTTTAAGTCTCTAGAAGAACTAGGTGGTGAGGGTGCTAGAAGCGCCCCTGATTATGTGTATATGACACAGGAAGAAAAGTTTGGCGTGACGCCTGTTCCTAATGCTGCTTATGTAATTGAGTATAGGTATTTTAAATTCCCTGCTGAGCTAACTGCATCAAGTGATACAGCATTAGTACCTGACCGTTTCAAGCACGTAGTTATTGATGGTGCTATGATGTACATGATGCTCTTCAGGTCTAACGAACAGAGTGCTGCTATGCACGAACAAAAGTTTAAAGACGGTATTGAGATGATGCGCCGACTTATCTTAGATCAACCTGTTAATGTTGTGTCTACAATGATTACACGTCCAGTAAGAAGCAGTCAATTAAACACAGATGTCTGACGCATTACAAACATACGTATCTGTCATGGCAGGTGGTCTTGTAACTAACGTTGACCCTCTCACACAGTCTAACAACTTCTCAGGGAGCGCTATACGTCTTGTGAACATGGAGCCATCCCTTGAGGGTGGTTATAGGCGTATAAGTGGTTTTGAAAACTCCTATGGTACATTACCGGGTACAGGTAAAGTATTAGGACTTAACGTCAACGGTGATATTAATCAAGGTGTACTAGGATGCAGAAAACCTTCTTCAGGTAATAACTATCTGCATTGGTATAATCACTACTATACTGTATCACTAGGCACAGGAGAAGGGTCAGGTTTTACAGTAGGTGAAACGGTAACGGGCGTAGTTAGTTCTAGTGATAATTCAGCCCTTAGTGCAACAGCCACAGTAATATCTAAAACAGCAAATGCTATTGTATTAAATTTTGGTAGATTGCCTGATAATATATTTGCTACAGGTAACGTACTTACAGGTGCTGACTCAAGCAATACAGGTACAGTAGCAAGCACACCAACAGTAATAGGTTGGACTGCAGTTAGTACAGCAGGTAGCCCTACAATGACAGGGGTTGACGTAGTAAGGTTTGAACGTTATAATTGGACTGAAGAAATCTTACTACTTACAGATGGTGTTAATCCTGCAGCTAAATATAACGGTACAACGTATACACAAATCACACATGCTAATGCTCCCACCGACCCTAAGTTTTCTAGTGCTTTTGCTAATCATCTTTGGTTAGCTGGTGATCCTGCAGAACCGTTTAACATATATTTTTCTGCACCTAATGCAGACACAGACTTCGATCCAGCAAACGGTGCAGGTGTAATTAACATAGGCTTTACTGTAACCCAGATGAAAGCCTTTCGTAATCAGCTTTACGTTTTCGGACAGAACCAGATTAAACGTATTGTAGGTGACAACTACTCTAACTTTACAGTAGAAAACGTAACGAATGACTTGGGGTGTGTTGCACCTGATACTGTAGTAGAGTTTGGCGGTGACATTATCTTCCTTGGACCAGATGGTGTTAGACCTATCTCAGGTACATCTCGTATTGGTGACGTTGAACTTGAAACTGTATCTCGTGAGATTCAAAAGACCTTTGAGAACTACACAGCTAACGAAGACGTAACTAAACTAAAAGCACTTGTACTACGAAGAAAGTCTCAGTTTAGGTTATTCTTTGAGGCCAATACTTCTCTATCTTTACTAGCAGCTATTCGTAAAAGCCCTACAGCACAGTCTACGTTTGAGTACAGTCAGCTTGTAGGTATTGAAGCAACAGCAGTGGCTAGTGGGTACATAGGACAGTTTGAGTTTGTTCTTCATGGCGATACCTCTGGTAAGGTATATAAACAAGAAGAGGGTAGCTCTTTTAACACAGAGAATATTTTTAGTGTGTATCAAACACCGTACTATTTTATGGGCGATCCAGAAGTAAGAAAAGTCTTCTATAAAGTTAAAACCTTTCTTAAAACAGAAGGTGAAGCAGTAATTAACGTTGGTATTGATTTTAACTTTGGTGACTCTGAGATTAATACACCAGAAAACTTTTCATTAACTACAGCAGGTGCAGCTTCTTTTTTCGATTCTTCATCTACAATCTTTGATACAACAGACATATATGATGGCAACCCATCACCAACACGATCAACTAGCATAACAGGATCAGGGGATTCTATTTCGGTATCTTACGTTACCAATAGTACAAGCCCAAGCCATACAATACAAGCCGTATCTGTATTATATGGAACAGGCGACAGGAGATAAAAAGTGGCAGGATATACAAGACAGTCTTCAGCAGACATTGTGGCAACAGCCGTTGTACGAGCTAACCCGTTAAACCTAGAGTTTGACCAAGTACTTGCTGCGTTTAATGCTTCAACAGGACACAAACATGATGGTACAGCAGCAGAGGGTGCATACGTACCACTCATTGCTGACTCAGACGCACTTAATAAAGTTTCAATAGATACATCAAACAATCGTGTTGGTGTATTTGTAGAGGTATCCAGTGCAGCCGTAGAACAAGTTAGATTCCAAGATGGTGTTATTACTCCTGTCACAGATAACGACATTGACCTTGGTACATCTAGCGTAGAGTTCAAAGACCTGTACCTAGATGGTACTGCTACTATTGACACACTACAGGTTGACGAGAGTGCTACTATTACAGCTAACCTGACAGTAAATGGTAACACCACTCTTGGTAATGCTGCTAGTGATACTGTAACCGTTACTGCTGATATTGCTTCCGCACTCCTTCCTTCTGCTGATGATACGCATGACTTAGGTGCTACAGGTTCTGAGTGGCGTAACTTGTACATTGATGGTACAGCTAACATTGACAGCCTTGTAGCTGACACTGCAGATATTAATGGTGGTACACTTGACGGTGTTACTATTGGTGGCTCTAGTGCAGGTGCAGGTACGTTTACTACGTTAGCTGCTACAGGTACATCTACACTTACTACTGTTGATATTAATGGTGGAGCTATTGATGGTACTGTTATCGGTGGCTCTAGTGCTGCAGCTATTACAGGTACAACTATTACAGGTACATCTCTTGTAGGTCCACTTACAGGAAACGTCACAGGCAACGTAACAGGTGCTGTAACAGGAAACGTTACGGGCAATGTCACTGGTAATGTGACAGGAGACTTGACAGGTGATGTAACAGGTAATCTTGTAGGCACAACCTCAACAGCTAAAAATCTTAACCCTGCATCTGATAGTACATATGACTTGGGTACTACTTCTGTTCGTTGGGCAAACATCTACGGTGATGCTGCTAACATTACAGCAGTCACAGGTACTTTGACAGGTAACGTCACGGGTAACGTAACAGGTAATGTTACTGGCAATGTTACAGGTAACGTTACAGGAGACTTGACAGGAGATGTCACAGGAGATGTAACAGGCAACTTGACGGGTAATGTTACAGGCAATGTAACTGGAAACGTAACTGGTAATGTAACGGGTGATCTAACAGGGGATGTTACAGGTGACGTAACAGGAAACCTTACAGGTAATGTAACATCTTCAGGATCAAACTCTTTTGGTTCTGTTACTGTATCAGGCGCAGCCACCTTTAATGGTAACACAACTATTGGTAACGCCGCTACAGATACAGTTACAGTTACAGCAGATGTAGCTTCCAATCTTATACCAAGTGCAGATAGTTCGTACAGCTTGGGTGATAGTTCTAACTATTGGTCACATGGATATATTGATGCAGTTACTACAACAGGAAATGTTATTGTAGGCGGTGACTTAACTGTAAACGGCACAACTACTACAATCAACACTACCAACACTGTAGTATCTGATTTATTAATAGAACTAGGTAATGGTACTACAGGTACGCCCTCTAATGATGCTGGTATTGTTATTGAACGTGGTAGCTCTGCTAATGCCTTTATGGGTTGGGATGAAAGCGCAGATAAGTTTACTGTAGGTACAGGTACATTTACAGGTGCGTCTACAGGCGATCTTACAATTACTACAGGTACACTTGTAGCTAATATTGAAGGTAACGTTACAGGTAATGTAACAGGTTCGTCAGGATCAACTACAGGTAACGCAGCTACAGCAACAGCTTTGCAAACAGCCCGTACTATTGGTGGTGTTAGCTTTGATGGTACAGCCAATATAAACCTTCCCGGTGTTAATGCATCTGGTAATCAGGACACCTCTGGCAATGCAGCAACAGCTACTGCACTAGAAACCGCACGTACAATTGCTGGTCAGTCTTTCGATGGTACGGCTAACATTAGTATTGCACCTACAGACCTTACAAGTGTAACTGCTACAGCTACTGAAATAAATATTATAGATGGTGATACTACAGCCACATCTACTACTCTTGCAGATGCAGACAGAGTTGTAGTCAATGATGCTGGTACTATGAAGCAGGTAGCACTGACTGACTTTGAGACATACTTTGAGAGTGCACTAGATACACTAGGCAACGTTACTACAGTAGGTGCTCTTAACAGTGGTAGCATTACAAGTGGCTTTGGTTCTATTAATAATGGGTCAAGTGCTATTACTACTACAGGTACGATTACTTATGGTAGCTTGTCAGACGGTAGCATAACTATTACAGGTTTTGTAGATGAAGACGATATGTCATCTAACAGTGCTACTCTTATTCCAACACAACAGTCTGTAGAAGCTCGTATCCAAGCAGTTAATGCTACAGCTAATAATGTAACAGGTCTTAATGCCACAGGTGCAGAACTAAACACAGTAGCTGACTTTTCTGCTGTAAGTGTAGACACAAGTACTGCAATAGCTAACAATGATGCTATACTTATGTTTGACAATGGTAACGAAATAGGTTATCGTGATGTAGACTTACTTGATACATACTTCTCAGGTACAACTAAGACACTTACTAACAAAACACTAACAAGCCCAACTGTATCTGGTTTGTACCTAAGTGACTCAGGGTTTAGTGTTGAAGGTTCTAGTGCAGATGCTAACGAGACTACAGTATCCTTTACAAACCCAACAGCAGATCGTACAATTACATTTCCGAATGCTACAGGTAATGTAGCTGTATTTGCTACTGCACCTACTACAGCTATCTCAGACGGTTCTGCAGGACAGTTTTTAAAAACAGACGGTAGTGGTGCATTGAGCTTTGCTGATGCTGGTGCTGAATTATATTTAGCCAATGCTAGTTCTGCTACAGCTAACACAGTAACTGGCGCAAATGCAATAGGTATTGGGTCAAACAATACAGCAAGTGGAGAAAGTTCTCTTTCATTTGGCGTTAATGCAACAGCAAGTGCAATTGGTGCATTTGCTGCAGGTAGAAATACTACTGCAAGTGGTTCTGATAGTTTTGCCTTTGGTTCTTCAGCAGTGGCATCTGGTAGTAACACTCTTTCAATAGGCTCAAATACTGATGCCACAGGAAACAGTAGTGTTGCTATTGGTAATACTGCACAATCAGTAGGGGCATATTCTGTATCACTAGGACAGGCTTACGCCTCTGGCACAGACAGTTTTGCAGCAGCTATAGGAGAAAGCTCAAGTTCTTATGGTGCTAAAGCTAACGAAACTGTTGCTATGGGTAAACGTGCAACAGTAAATGGTGCAAATGGTATTGCCATAGGTGGTCACACAAATACTGTATCTAATTCTTTTGGTGCTGCTATAGGCGGTAGAGCAAACACAGCTTCAGGTAGTTATAGTGTAGCAATAGGCGGTGAGTTTAATTACACAGATCAAGATTATGGTTTTGCTTCTGGTAAGTATGCTAAATCTAAACAAATAGGATCAATGGCAAGGGCATCTGGTAGATTTTCTTCTACAGGTGATGCTCAAGGTGGTTATTTTGTTTTACGTTCAGACACTACAGATGCAACAGCAGAAGCACTAACAACAAACAATAGTTCAGCAGCAGCAAATAATCAGATTGTACTAGAAAACGAATCTGCTATGACCTTCACAGGTACAGTAGTTGTACGTGAAGATGCAACTGATGGTGATGACT